ACCTCCCCTTGCGCCTTGTCCATGCCAGCCGGGGCAAGGCGGCGCGGGCCGAGCCGGTGGCGGCGCTCTACGAAGCCGGGCGTGTGCGCCACGCCGGGATGTTCGCAAGGCTGGAGGACGAGTTGTGCGGAATGATGCCGGGCGGCGAATACCAGGGGCCGGGGCGATCTCCGGACCGGGCGGATGCCTGTGTCTGGGCGCTGACCGAGCTGATGCTGGGGCAGCAGGCGGAGCCACGCATCTGGTTTGATTGAGCGGGAGGGGCCGAAACCGGCACATTGCGCAACATGCCCTCCACCGACCCCTCCCGACTGCGGGAGGGGAGATAACGGAAGCCCTCGCTGCGCTTGGGCTGTCAACGTCCACATTTCATGAAAGGCAGACTATGTCGTTCTTTCAATCGCTTGCTGCTGCCTTCAAGGGCGAGGCGGTGACGCCGCGCGCGCCGCTGGGGCGCAGTTTCGTCTCGCCGTGGATTGCCGCTTCGGACTGGCGCGGGGATGCCGCTCGTGGCCCGATCAACTATCCGGCGGCCATTCGGGAAGCCTATCTGCGCAACCCGGTGGCGCAGCGCGCGGTGCGGCTGGTGGCCGAGGGGATCGGCGGGGCGCCGGTCAAGGCTTCGCAGCCTGAACTGCTGGCGCTGATCGGCGAGACGAGCGCGGGCCAGCCGCTGATCGAGACGCTGGCAGCGCATCTGCTGCTGCACGGCAATGCCTATGTGCAGGTGCTGCGCGACGCCGATGACGTGCCGGTGGAGCTGTTCGCGCTGCGCCCCGAGCGGGTGACGGTGATCCCCGACGCGGCCGGGTGGCCTGCCGCCTTCGCCTACAAGGTGGGCGAGAAGGCGATGCGGATCGAGGCGGAGGACGACTTTGGCCGTCCGAACCTGATCCATGTGAAGCACTTCCATCCGCTTGACGATCATTACGGCGCGGGCTGCCTGGAAGCGGCGGAAGAGGCGGTGGCGATCCACAATGCGGCGGCGGGCTGGAACCGCTCGCTGCTGGAGAACGCGGCGCGGCCATCGGGGGCGCTGGTCTATGATCCGGGCGAGCCGGGAGCGGCGCTGTCTGCCGACCAGTTCGAGCGGATCAAGGGCGAATTGACCGCGGCCTATTCGGGCATGGGCAATGCCGGTCGGCCGATGCTGCTGGAGGGCGGCCTGAGGTGGCAGGCGCTCGCGCTGACGCCTGCGGACATGGACTTCGCCACGCTCAAGGCAGCGGCGGCGAGGGACATTGCTCTGGCCTTCGGGGTGCCGCCGATGCTGCTGGGGATCCCCGGCGACAACACTTACGCGAACTATCGCGAGGCGAACCGGGCGCTGTGGCGGCTGACGCTGCTGCCGCTGGCGGGGAAGGTGCTTTCGGCTCTGGCCGAGGGGCTGGCGGGATCGTTTGCCGGGGCTTCGCTGAGCGTCGATCTCGATGCGGTGCCGGCGCTGGCCGAGGATCGGGAGCGGTTGTGGGTGCAGGTTTCGGGCGCGGACTTCCTTTCGCCGGAAGAGAAGCGGGCGCTGCTCGGGTTGAGTGAGGTGCAGGCGTGACCCGCGAGGACATGCTGGCGCGGCTGATCGCGCAGGCAGAAGACGAGGGCGGCGATCTCGTCACCTTGCGGGCCATCGTGGAGGAAGCTTCGGACCTTGGCGCGATGCGGGTGCTGGGCCGGATGGGCCTCGCCGATGACAGCGCGCATGTCGACCTGATGGAGTTGCGCCAGCTGCTGGGTGCCTGGCGCGATGCCAAGGCCAGCGCGTGGCGGGCGGTGGTGACCTGGGTGGTGCGCGGACTGCTGGCGCTGCTGCTGCTGGGCATTGCGGTGCGCATGGGGTTGATGGAGCTGGTGCGATGAGCGCGCTGCGGTTTGCGGGATACGCCGCGATCTTCCGCAAGCGCGACAGCGGTGGGGATACGATCCTGCCGGGCGCGTTCAAGGGTTCGCTCGAGCGCAGGCTGGCCGAGGGGCTGAAGCTGCCGCTGCTATGGCAGCACCGGCCCGACCAGCGCATCGGCTGGATCGAAAGCGCGGGCGAGGACGAGCGGGGTCTGCGCGTGGTTGCGCGGCTGGACCTTGCCAATTCGGCGGCGGCGCGGGCCTTGAAGGATGGCGCGGTGGACGGGCTGTCGTTCGGCTACCGCGTGCTGAAGGGCCGGGCGCTGCCCGGGGGGCGCGAGCTTGAGGATCTCGACCTGTTCGAGGTCAGCCTGGTGACGCGGCCGATGCAGCCGCTCGCGCGGGTCCACTTCGTCGAGCCAGAAGCCGTCTGATTTTCCGAAACCGAAGTCCCCGATGGGCCGCGCGTGGCGCGACCTGTTTCATGCAGAAAGGACGTTGAGCCACATGGATAGACTGGAGATCGAAACCAAGGCGGATGCCATCGCTGAATCGTTCGACATCGTCGAGCGGCAGGATGCGCACGATGCCGCCATCGCCGCGCTGCGCAGCGAGGTGGAGGAAGTGAAGGGCCGGATCGAGCGTGCGGGACGCATGGCGGTGCGTCCGCTGCTGGCCGGGGGTGTCGAAGGCGGTCAGGAGCTCAAGGGCTTCATCGACGGCTATGTCCGCCATGGCCGCGAGACCGAACTGAAGGCGCTTTCGGGCACGGTGGCGGCTGATGGCGGCTTTGCCGTGCCGCAAGCGATCGACGAGCTGATCGCGCGCCGGCTGGTCGAGATCAGCCCGATCCGTTCGGTGGCCAACGTGGTGCAGACAGGCACTTCGGGCTTCCGTCGCCTGATCTCGATCGGCGGCGCGGCATCGGGCTGGGTCAGCGAGACCGGCGCGCGTCCCGAGACGGCGAGCCCCAAGCTGGCCGAGATCCTGCCGCCGACCGGCGAGCTTTATGCCAACCCCTCGGCGACGCAGGCGATGCTCGACGATGCGGCGTTCGATGTGGAGACCTGGCTCGCGAACGAGATCGCGACCGAGTTCGCGCGCGCCGAAGGTGCGGCGTTCATCAACGGCACCGGCACCAACCAGCCCAAGGGCTTCCTTGGCGCGACGATGAGTGCGGCCGGTGACAACACCCGCGCGTTCGGTGCGCTGCAGTTCGTCGGTTCGGGCAATGCCTCGGGCTTTGACAGCGCGCCGGAGGCCAAGCTGATCGACCTGGTGTTCCAGATGAAGGCGCCGCTGCGCCAGGGTGCTGTGTGGGTGATGAACTCGACCACGCTGGCGACGATCCGCAAGCTCAAGACCGCCGATGGCGCGTTCCTGTGGCAGCCGGGCCTGGTGCAGGGCCAGCCCGATCGCCTGCTCGGCTATCCGGTGATCGAGGCCGAGGACATGCCGGACGTGGCGGCCAACGCCTTCCCGATCGCGTTCGGCAACTTCAAGGCCGGCTACCTGATCGCGGAGCGCCGCCAGACCACGATCTTGCGCGATCCCTATACCAACAAGCCCTACGTCCAGTTCTATGCCACCCGCCGCGTCGGCGGTCAGGTGATGGACAGCGACGCGATCAAGCTGCTGAAAATCTCGACCTGATCGGCGCTTGGCAGACCTTTCCGGTAGCGTGAGCGACCGGATGCCTGCGGCGGTCCCTCCCCCCTGCCGCCGCAGGCCCCCTTTCCTTCCCAGATGACCGGAGATTGCCATGATGCGGGCAATTGTCGCGCCGCCAGCCGTGGCCTCGGCGGCGCTTAGCGAACTGAAGGCCTGGCTCGGGATTACCCGGACCGCCGACGATGGCGAACTGGCCTCGCTGATGCGCGCCGCGTTCGACGTGTGCGAGGGCTTTACCGGCACGATGCCGCTGCAATCGGGCTGCGAGGACGTGCTGGAAGCGAGCGGTGCGTGGCAGGCGCTTTCGGCACGGCCAGTCACCGCGATCACCGCGATGGCGGCGCTCGGTACTTCGGGCCTGCGCACGGCGCTGGCGGCGAGCGACTACGAGCTGGACATCCGCGCCGATGGCACCGGCCTGGTGCGGTTGCGCCGACCGATCGACCAGGCGCGGGTGGTGGTGACCTATGTCGCCGGGCTGGCCAGCGACTGGACGGTGCTGCCCGAGGCGATCCGCCATGGCGTGGTGCGTCTGGCGGCGCACCAGCATCGCGCGCGCGACGACGAGAAGAAGACGGCGACGCTGCCGCCGGCCGTCGTCGCGGCGTTGTGGCGTCCGTGGCGGCGGATGCGTCTC